TGTCGACAGGTACCGCGTAAACAATGGTATTAGGATGGAAAGTAACACACGATTCTCCGCCAATATTTTCTGTTTTGAGATCGTCTTTCGTATATAATAAATCACCTTGTACTACTCCTTCAATACCAAGTTTAGAGAACTCCGCTAGAGCAGTTTTAAACTTGCTATTAAGTTCTCCAGCTAGGGCTGTGTCATCGTCAATTTCTTGAGCTGTTTTATAAAATTTTGGATTCTTATTAAATAATCCCTTTTTTGCAATAAAGAATTTACCGTCGCTTGGATCTTTACCAGCAAATATTGCAGGTGCGCCATCCCATTTAACTGATAAGCTAACAGGAGCTTTAGCGTTTCCACCAAGCATATCGCGAAGCGCTTGTAAGTATTGGAATACATTACGTGTTCCTTTTACTCCTCCATCAAGTATAGCATCTTCTAAATGCGTCATGTGAAGGTTAGCGCCAGTAGCCTCATTTAAATACGATTGAAATCTTATCATTTGTAGAGACTCTTAAATTCGTCGGTCATTGTTGCAGTGAATGATGGTGCTGATCTGAAGTTGCCTTTATATCTTAGTTCAATATGACAAACTGGTAATTTACCAATCATCAAATCAAACTTTAATGTTGCTGCAGTAGCACCCTCGCTGAATGCTTGTACAGCGCCTGGTGTTTCGCGGATCGTTATTTTTTCATTCTTAACTATTTCATTAAGCTTTGTTGAAACTGTCTGAATATCTTTATAATCACCAATTTTAACATCAACACCTTTACGAGGTCCGTAATCACCTATACCAGTAACTAGAGTAAAATCAAAATTAACTTTCTTCAGGTCCTTGAGATCAGCTTTAAATATTAGTTGAATTAATTGATTTGCCATTAACTCTTTATTTTTCAGAATAATCATTGACATACTTCTGAATAAAGATTTATTACCTTTTAACTGTGAGTTAACTAGATCGTTTGGTATGCGCTGAATAAACTTTTTCCAATTTTTAGCATTGGGTCTTGTTTTTTCCATATCAGCCAAGAGCTTTGGTGAAGCTATTTTCTTTTGTTTTGCTACAGCTAAGACACGTAAATAGAATTGAGCAGATCTTTTATCAAGCTCTGCCATCATTTTATTAAATTTACTATCTTGGAAGAGAGTAGAGAATGATTTATTAATTAAGGTAGGATCTTTCGTAGAATAAAGCTTCTTTTTCTTTAGTGAAACACCTAAGAATGAAGAACCTTTCTTAACAATAAAGTCAGAACTATTAAAGTCTTTCATTCCGTACTTTGTAATTTGAAATTGTTTTACGTCTTGGTCCCAAGATTGTCCAGTTAAATAGACCATATCAGCGTTACCATATTTGTTTTTATGGAGAGTTAAAGCAGCCGATACTGCTGAACACAAGTTAACGTAATCTCCTTCTAAACTATTAATCTGGCCCTGAGTTGCGCCTCTGACTTTACTTAAGTTTAATTGAACAAATTTAATCAACTCGTCCATTTCTTCAACAGTCTTAGGTGCAGTTAAAGAATTTTTAAGACATAGTGCAGCTGTCATTAGCTCGTTAGGATCGTCACCTGCTTTACTTCTCTTGCCATCTGGTCTGCAATTGATATAAACATATCTATCCATATCCTTATGCTTTACAGAGACATCCTTCTCTTTGCGGCCATCAGGTATAGTAGCAGATTCTAAATCATCTGAATCAGCAATAATTTGATTAGCTAAATCAGACCATTTAATTCTCTGAGCATCAGGCATAATAGCAAAGACACCAACTTTAGCATTGTTAGTTTTACCTCTACGATTATCTAATTCAATAGCAGCATTGATAGAGCTAATACCATCGTCAAGTCTAGATGCAATTTCTAATGCGAATGCTTCGTCGTCACCGTCATAAGAAACGGGACCGAGGGGAGCTTCATCCAGTTGGAACTGTTTTAAACCGAATCCAAGAGGCGAGTATCTTTCGACTACTGCGGTCTCTTGGATTGGTTCTGGCGCTTCTTCTTTGGATCGACTTTCGTGCTCTTTAAATTTGCTAAAACTCTTCATGGTTACCCTGTTAATTGTATAGGACAGTTTCAGTTATTTATAATCACGTTACAATCAAAGTAGTTGTGCGTCAGAAAAAACTTGTCCTTTGCGCTTGCCCTTTAGTCTCATGCCTATATCTGTTTTATCGAATACAGGCCCATCATCTTTATTACTGTTGCTCTGGTACTTTTTTCCATCACCACCACCGGAGCTTCCGTTGATATCAACGTTATTTTGTGCTGATTCTTCAAGTTCGTAGATCTTCATCTTAGCGCGGTCAATACCAACTAAGAATCTACGATAGTAGTTTAAGTCACCCCAACGATTCTTTAACTGTTTCAGCATAAGTTGGCCGAGTTCGTCAAGTTGTTCAGATGTTACTAGACCTAAGATACAGTCAGCAGTGTGTGTAATACCCATTGACTCAGATGTATTTGTAAGATCAACATCAGAATTACCATAACCATCTCTATTGAACTGAGATGATGTTACAACTGCACAATTGTACTCCATTGCTAGACCACGTACTTCTTCTGCGATACTTTTCACTAGGTTATAGCTTGAGGCGGCGGCAGCTCCTCTAACACGAGAAGATGCACAGATGTTAAGATAGTCAAGGAATATCACATCAGGTTTAAAGTTCTTCTTCATCTCGAGTTCATTCAATAAATGTCTAAAGTGGCCTGAGTGAACAGAACCAGTAGGATATTCTTTAATAATAAGCTTACCGGTAGTTTTAGTCTTGTATCGGGCCAATCGCTTATCATAAACATCACGAGGAATCTCGTTGATTTCGTCCATTGTGATATCCATGATATTGGCATCAATACGACGACCAATTTCTTCTTCGGCCATCTCCATAGTAATGTATAGAACATTTTTACCATACATTAAATGGTTGGCAGCCATGTGACATTTCAATAATGATTTACCACCCCCAGTAGTAGCAAGTAATACTGTCATTGATTTACGAGGTAAGCCACCTTTGGTAATCTTGTTTAAGATATCAATATCAAAGGGAATACGTTCTTCTTTTCTGTGGTAATGTTCATAACGATCATCACCATCTTCAAGGTAGTCGTGACCAACACTTGAGTCAAAGCTAATACCAAGACTATCTGATAACAGTTTTGGTATGCTGCCTTTATCAATCTCACCTTCTTCACCATCAAGTATCAGAATAGATTTACGAATACTATTGTACAAGTCTTTGTCTTGGCAGAACTTTTCAGTCTCGTCAAGTAAGAACTGTTGATTGGTCGTATCGTCTGTTGAGAGCGTTTCAAGCAACGATTGAATGTTGGTATAAGTGTCTTCGTTAAGATCCTTACGTTTTTCAATCGACAAACGCAGAGCCTCTATGGTGGGAGGCTCCTTGTATTGCTCTACATACTCGGTAACAGTATTGAAGATTTTACGATAAGACATGTCTTCAAAGTAATCATCTTTGAGATAAGGATAAACCTTTCGGCTGTATTCCTCATTCAGTATCAGATTCGATAAGATCGTCTTCTCTATCATCTTCGGCAGTCCCCATTTCTAGTGTAGTTAATTTAAATTTCTTTTCAACATAGTCATTAAACTTAGGATCAGCGATAAGGCCTTCAAAGAAAGGAACATCAGCTTCAATATCTTTTAGTCTACGTTTTGGTTCAATTACTTCACCAGTTTTTTGGTCAACTACATTGTACCACCCTTGGTTAGCTTTGCATAAGTGTCCAGATTCAAGTGCTAGTTCAAATAGACTTGAATATTTCTGAATACCTGTATCATACAATACTGTAAATGGTAGTTTAGCTTTTTCTTTAACGTACCTAGACTTCTCAATATTAATTGTGAACTTAAACCCTTTAAGGTCAGTACCTTCTTTCTGCTGAGATTTAGATATAATAAAGATCTGATTGGCTGAATAGTAAAGACCAGTACCACCTGAAACGATGTTCTTGGGGAACAGACCAATTTCTTTATAGGTATGGTTAACAGCTACCATTGGAATATCTTTACCAGTTAGCTTAGGTGTAATAATTCTAAATAGTGACTTAAGCTGTTTTGCTCTTGTCATATCAGCAACTGATCTCTCATCTAGAGCATCTTGGACTTCTTTACGAGAGGCCAAGTTACCAATAGAGTCGATCATAATAAAGACTTTATCTCCTTTGTCAATCTCGTCTAGTCGTTTAGTAGCGTCAAACTTAAGTTGCTCTACGTCTTCGATTGGAACGTGAATAACACGGTCGGTATCAATGCTATAACTTTCTAAGTATTCTGGAGTAATACCATACTCTGAATCATATAAGATAGCAATACCTTCTGGATATTTTTGTAAATAAGCTTTCATGCAGTAGAGGCCAAGTAAAGTTTTAAAACTCTTTGATTCACCTGCTACTATAGTCAAGCCTGGTAGTAAACCACCTTTAAGTGAGCCGCAGAAAGCGATATTCACAATTGGTAGTTCGGTTTGTATCGGATCTTTAACATTAAAGAACGACGATTTTGATAAGATGGATGATCCTTTGACAGACCCCGCCTTTAACATTTTGTCTAATAGACTCATAATTTATTCTCCACTTAGAATTTGATGTAACTGATCTGCAAAAGCGTCAAGTTTCTCGTAACGGTTAGGCCAGTAGATATAATCTTTTTCTGGGTTAGCCTTGAGATTGTTTAACAACGGAATTACAGCTTCGTACATGATTTGAGCTTTGGCAGATGCACTTTCAGCTGTTGCTGATGAAGCCTCTACTTGAGCTTTACTTTCTTGTACTACTGATAACTCATCTTCTGTCATGGCTGTAAAGCCAAAATCAAAATTGGTCATGTCTATTGTTTGTTTAGTTGACATACTTTCTCCTGTAAATGTGGGGCCCTTGCGAACCCCACTCTAGATTAGCCTCGGGCGAGATCTTTAAAGATTGCAAGATCGTCGTCGTCATCATCAACAGATGCATTATTACTTTCTGCTACATCAGGAGTCGCAGGTGATGCTTCTCTAATTGAGCTTGAAATATCAAGATCATCTGATTCTTTAGTAGTAGTTTGGTAAGGTGACTCTGCAGACACTTCAGGTGTTTCAGCCGCAAGGTCCAATACTCTAAAGAGCTTGGTCTTAAGGTCTGTGTAAGGTTTGAAGTTGCCTTCTTCAACAAGAGACTGTAGTGAATGCTGTTGCGTCCATACAGTTTCCATTGCGTCATCATCATCTAATAGCGGAGATGGTGCATCAAATTCAGATTTATCGTAGTTTGGGTAACCCTCAAACTGACGGATTTTTAATCTAAAGTTAGCGCCTTCCCATAGGTCAAACGGATTCACTGGATTTTCATCTTCAAAAGTTGGATTCATTAAATCATTCAACTTATCAAAGATTTTCTTACCAAATGAGTACATGAAGACTTTGCCTTCATTATCCGGATTGCTAGGGTCTTTAACAATATACACGTTAGAAGTATACTTCAGTCTGCGTTTTTGTTTACGAGCTTGGTCTTTATCAGCATCAACCCCAGAATTCCACAATTTACCGTTAAATTCAGATACAGGGTCGTCTTGGCCAAGAGTGGTCAAGCTGTTTTCAATATACCATAGACCAGTAGGGCCTTGAAAGCCATGATCCCAAACTCTTACGAAAGGCATTTCTTCACCTTCGGTAGCTGGTAGGAAACGAATAATTGCAAAGCCATTGCCAGCTTTATCTCTTGTTGGTTTCCAGACTTTCCCTGCGTTAGGGTCTTGGTATGATTTAGATGAAATCTTATCGAGCTGAGCATTCAGTGATTCTAGAGATTTCGAACGATTCTTCTTTAGCGAAGCAAAGTTAGTAGGTGCCATAGTTGTTTCTCCTTTAATATAGCGTTATATTTGCGTAGTATTACACATCGAAGTGGACACGTATTATGTCCTTAAACTTCTTTTCATCATATAACAAGAAAGGTTTATACTTTCTTGATAGTCTTATTATATCACGTGAAATAATTTTGTCAACTACTTTATCATTCCAATACTCAAAAATATTGGCAGCATGAGTCAGAATAGTGAAGGTCTCTAATGAAATCTTCTTCTGACAATACTGTGTCATAATATACGGATGTTGACCATCACGTGATATAAAGTTTTGCTGATAGTCATCTTTAAGATGTTTCAGCTCGGATTTAAAAGTATAAGTCAATGACTCAATCTTTTTCCTCCAAT